TTTCTTATTTTATTATTTTTTCTTATTTTATTATTTTTCCCTGTTATTATTTTTCTTATTTTTTCTTATTGTTTCTCTATTAGAGGAGGGGTGATAGGGGAACCTTAGGTTCCCCTTAGGGGTCGCCTTCATTCCAGTCCTCGTCGTAATGGATGCTCTCATCGTACCAAATATCGGTAATTCCATCGTCTTCATCGGTAGGCTCAATAGTATCCATACCAGTATAGTCGATGAGCTTAACACGTCCAGAGCGAGACATTGGTGGTCCATTATTGTTATTGATATGTTGAATCGCTTGTTCATAACGCTCATTGTAAGTAGCATTGTTCAACGCATAATAGGAATCGACGTCAATATTGATAATGATTTCCATCATTTGGCTCTTAATTTTTGACCAGAGCGCGGAAAACTCAGACTTCCTTGTTTCTGAAACATTCTTTTCCTTGATCAAGTTAAGGAACTCAACTGCTTTGTTGTAAATAACACAAGCAAAACTCTTCCACACAAGTCCCTTGTTGTAAGTGAAGATATATGGCAAATTTCTATCCAAGAATTTGCCAATTTTGTATGCGCTTTCTGCTTGTTTTGCACCAGTTGTCAGTGATTCGTGATTTTTGAGATATTCGATTAATTCTGCTCTGAACATGTTTGTTCTCTTGATCGCACAGGCGTTCACGTCAAAACCAGTATCTTTTGTGTCGGACATTGATTCGACGGTGGTGTTGATTTTCTTGGAAGTACTTCGGGTAGTCACGGGCATTGTTGTTAATTTGTTATCGCAAATTGTAGTAATGCTGTTATTTGAAGAATGCAAAAAAGTGATTCAATTTTAGGAGGAACTACGTTCCCCCTTACCCCCTCCTACAAAAAACAATTTTATTTGGTATAATAATTCATTACCCCACTGCGCGGGGTAAGGAATAATTAAGCTTTTATAAGGGTTGTTTTTATTTTATAAGGGTTGTTTTTTATTTTATAAGGGTTGTTTTTTATTTTATAAGGGTTGTTTTTTTATTTTGTAGGAGTTGTTTTATTATTTTATATTGGAAGGAGGGGGTTAAGGGGGAACTATTAGTTCCCCCTTTAGCCGTTCTTTTTCCAGTTCGCACCACAATCAATGCAAGAAATCAATGTTGTCATCGGTTCATCTGCTGATCTTGTTTGGATTTGTACATAAGTACATTTTTTCGACTTACATTTACGACATTGAAACAAATCTGTCATTGCTTTTACTTCTGTATTATATTTTGCAGAGTCACGTTTCATTTTCGCTTCAATAATTGTTTTCCATCTTTCATGATTCATTTCAGGGTGACTCATAAAAGCCAATGTTTGTGGTGCCAATTCACCCGCTATAATACGATCAATAATACTTTGATTTTTCAGATTTGTATAAATAGAACGTAATCGGTCCATATAAATATTAACAAAAGGTGGATTGTCCCATTTCTTAATTACTTTTCGTTGGTCTGCTTCCTTAATAGCATAATTAAAGATTCCGATTTCAAGATTTATAATATAATTTGTAGGGAGTTCTACAGAAACAATAGTGTTCATTTTTTCGGCAATTTTATCCCGAATGTTTTGACGGAACTCATTAGGGTCGACAATATAATAATTACTCATTTTGACAGTCAATGTATTTAGCAAGTGAATACTGTTTATGTAGGTATTATTATTTCGAATCAATTTTTTGTGAATGCTTAGGATTTAACAATTTACTATTATCTGTAGATATCATAACTGTCTAATTATTAAAAAATGAGTGATAACCAAAACCTAATTCCTGATACTCCTGCTCCTATTAGTCAATCACAAAATGGTTCATCAAAACAACTTAGTGTATTAGAGCAAATTTATACTTTTTTGTTTTTGGATAGTCCAATAATTCGCATATTTGTAAAATGGTTTGGAGGACAAGTCGGACATTCAGCCTATTTATTAGCATTTTATCGAATTATGATTATATTAAGTGGAATCTTTGTAACTCTCTTGATGAAAAGCGAGAGAGGTACTTATGTGTATTTAGTAATTGCTACTTGGGTTGCTTATCTATCCTATAGTTTAGTATTAGTGGATACATATCCATAAACTATATTTCACTATTATTGTTTCTTGTTTTTTCGTGATTTCCGATTCTTTTTTGCGTGTTGTCGTTTATTCGATTTTCCGTGTCTTGTTTTTCCTCCCAAATTTATAAGAGTATTTCTAACACCAGTATGTGAAATTATATTGCGCATTATGTTAAAAAGAACTCCATTATCCATTGGAACACAATAAACTAATCTCTCAAAGACGAGAGATTTCAACTTACCGAAAGGAACAAAAAACAATATAGCAACGGCGTGGTTTAATGTTGTTATATCTTGTTCATTATTAATACATTCAATAACATATTTAAAATCTTTATAATGCATCGCACGAATAATTGGGTATCTCGATGTAAAACCTTCGATGCATTTCCAAGCCCAAGAATCTGAAACGATTACATATTCTTCATTCACACGAAATACGTGCATATGATGAAATGTTTCACATTCTGTAGAATTTGTAAAAGTCTCTCTTGACACGAAATTAAATAAATAATCACGACCCACTTTTAATTTTAAGGAACCGTTTTTATGATTCCAATAAAAATTATGCCAGTCTCTACATTCTGAATTCCAAGATTTTGGGTTTTCTTCATCAAAGTCATTATAACCGCTAACTGCTTTATAGAATAAACGTGAATAATTAACAATGCTTTCTAAATTCAATATTGGTTTTATAGTATTACGTGCGCCACCTGGATATTGTTTTACAGGTTTAGATAGGTCAATTGCTTTATTGGGTTGTGTATTTGGGATAGGGTAATACATATGGATTTTATTTAAGTCAAATGTGTTTTGTGGATTTTGTTGTACATAATGAACAAAATATAACATTGGCGCAAAAAAACCACAACAATTCCAATTACGATTATAAGCAGAAAACATTTTTGAAGAACATTGCATTGGTATATGATTAACCATCCAAACTACTAAACTATGTATTTGATACATTTCGTTCTTAACAACATTTAAATTGTCAGCAAATTTTTTTCTATCGGGTGGATCCATAATTGTTGGAAACTGTTGATAAAGAGATGGTATAAAAACATAGGGTTTTAGAACATGCAAATTAATATCTTTATTAAAAATGTTTACAGACAATGTGTTTATAGGAAAAAGATATGGATTATGACTTGTACTGACCATTGGGTCTTGATTGCTTAAATAAGAATCAGATTGTTGAGATATGTCCATATCAGTTGGAGGCGAAGTATTTGAAATATCCATATTTAGTTCAGATACTATATATGGATAATTTTTTAGTTGAAGGATCCCAAAGACACAATAGAAAAAAGTTGAAACATAATAAATAACTCCAAAAACAATTATCCACTGTGATCACATAATACCTAGGTTCAAACAATAATTTAACATTGATGAGGGGAGGAAGGAGTAAGAGGAGAAGTGAGCACCAATAAGAGTTTTCCCGTGAAACGGGCAAAACTCGATAGGCTCGGTGCTCACATAATACCTAGGTTCAAACAATAATTTAACATTGATGAGGGGAGGAAGGAGTAAGAGGAAACCTAGGTTTCCTCTATGGAGGCAAAAACCACCGGAAAAAAAATAATGGCGAATGGTGCTGACCACATAATTGAAAAATCGAAACCAGTATTCTTATTTACTATGGGTGCTATTTATGTTGGATATATTATTATTCTTTTAGGAGTTACATTAATCGCTCCCAAACAATTAAAAGCACTTAGTATTTTGGTCCACGTATTTATTTGTTTTTTCCTGATATATAAATTCAATCCTTTTAAGGAAACGACAAGTGTGGATAAGAATGACTCAACCTTAATTTTCTCAACCGCAATCTTCTTATTATTAAATTTAGGAATTACCGAGTTTTCAATAAATTTCTTGGCGAAGTTAAAAGGCATTCAAGGAATTGAAGAGATTGCTACAGTAATTACATAATCCATATAAATAAACAAAACCAATAATAAATAATCAACTTAGTCTATGTCCAATATATCAATTCAAACAAAATGTCCAGAAATCACCAATGAGTTTTTAACAGATATGAAAGACGCAATTGAGAAGATGTCGAAAAATCATCAATTAGAAATATTGAAAATTTTAAAGAAATCGAATACAAAACTCAATGAAAATAAAAGTGGAACATTTGTGAATTTGTCGTATTTACCTCTCCCGATTATTGAAGAAATCCACGCATATGTGTCTTATGCGAGAGACCAAGAAGATACAATCCAAATTATGGAATATGAGAAAGAAAGTCTATCTCGTTTAACAGCAAAATAATATAATGTCAATCTCTAGTTTTGATATTATACTGTCCAAATGTTTATACGTGTGGCATAAGACCCAATAACGCAATCTATATACTTTGTATTAAATAATGCCAAGTGCGCTATCATTTAAATCAGTATCCGAAAACGATAAAATATTAGATTTAGCAAGATATAATGGCAGAGTAAATTTGGTCGAATTGCCTCCTCCAGAAGTACAATTTCAGTTATTTGAAAGAGTCTCTATAAAGAATAAAGCAACTGATTATCGAGGTTCTCTCGGCAATGAATTCGAAAACAATATGTTATCCGAAGTATTCTTCTGTGCTGGAAATATGCAAATTGTTCAAAACGGTATTCGTGCGGGTGTTTATGAAATGTCTAACAAAAAAATAATCGTTCCACCTCAAAATCCTGATACTATTCATACAATTATGCGAAGTATCTATATGCAATATGGTCGTCATGGAACCTCAAATATTCGAGAGGAAGTCGCCAGATTAAATGATAAAGTCCTCGAATATGCTGTCCCCAATACATTTAATGCTGCTGTTTCTCAATTAAAATATATGCGTGATGCGTCAACACTAGTAAGCCCAATAGAAAGACCAATCCAAATCGACCGCAATTTCAAACAATTAGAAGGCGCTCATTTTCTCGAATAAACCAATAACATTCTTATACTAATACTCGCAATGCTGTTAGACAAACATCATCATCGGTTCCAGTTACGATTAAATAATTCATAAAATCTTTGATAATTTGTTTTTTATCAATGTTATAATGAATGCTGGTTCGGTTTAAAAAACGCACAATATCGGGTTTATATATATTCCATTCATTTGCTATTAATAATCCTAATAATTCTTTCCAAACAGTATCATTAATAATATTATCATCATCGAGAGATATATTCTGGTTTAATTGGATAAAATTAATCATACTTCGAATATCTGATTTATATATATTTTGAATTACATTAATAGCGTGGTCTGAGAGATTCACTTTTTCTTTATCGCAAATATCTCGAATAAAAGAATGAATTTTCAGTTTGGGTAATTGATTAAAACGCACACAAATAAAATCTTGTTGTAATGATGCTTCGATTTTACTGATATAATTACATATTAAGCAGAATTTCACATTTGCTCCACAACTTTGTAATAAATATTTGAGAGCCTGTTGTGCGTTTTTTGTCATATAATCAACTTCATCTAGAATTACAAATTTATATCCGACATCGAATAAATTCTTGGTTTTTACAAACTGATAGATTTGGTTTCGGATAATATCAATACCTCTCTCGTCTGATGCGTTTAAATGAATAACAAGACTTTTATTTGTGTTGTTATTATGAGAGACAGATGTTGATATAGCACTGTCAATAGAATGAGATTGGAACATATTCTGATAGGCATTAATAAGGTTAATAATGGTTGTTGTTTTTCCTGTTCCGGGAGGTCCATAAAGAAGTAAATTCGGGAAATATTGTTTTTCCAAAATATTCATAAAGAACACGCGATTTGTTGGGTCTAGGACAATATCTTCGAATTTATTAGGACGATATTTTTCTGTCCAAGGAATATGATTTTCATCTGGATTACAACTTTCTTTCGAGAACATATTTGAAATAAAACAAATATGTTTATCTTTTTTCTCTCATTTATAATCTCTCAAACATTATTTTACAATCTCTCAAACATTATTTTACAATCTCTCAAACATTATTTTATAATCTCTCAAACCGTTCCATAAAATGATTGGCATTAATTTGTTTTTCAGGTGAATTTGTTTCCATTAATAATCCGAGTAAATTATTCTTTTCCACAAGAGGTAGTAATCGCAATATTTGGTCTTTGAACTTAGGCAAAACACTCTCTGATAGGAATGTTAGCATCTGTCCAATCAACGCAGATTTCTCTCTATTAATTATTTCATCAACCATCTGATTATTATTTTTTCCGTAATTTTCTGTTATTAAATAATTTCTGTAATCGATTTCATTTTGAAATCGTTTATTGCCTTTTCGCATTTTTAATTGATTTTCATAATGAATTTTTAACATTTTCTCGAACATTTCTTTAACAACTTTATTTTGATATTCAGGATTTGTTATATATTTGCCTCTCGCTTCAAATTCAAAATAGATAAGTAAATATTCTATTTTTTCCTTGATAGTAGATGTTAATGATTGTGTATCATATCGAAGAATAATATTTCCTTTTTCTTTGAATTCGTGAGAGGTAATACTTGATTTTTTATAATACTCAAGTAAGAATGGTTCAATCGATTGAAAATTAATATCACAAATTGCTGTGAAACCACCGAGAGGTGATAAATAACTCATTTTTATTAGATAGGGATTCACTGCTTTCACATCGTTTGGAAATAAGATAGATAACCGATGTTGTAAAAAACTACCTTCAAGAATCCAATAAAATAATTTAACAAATTGAATAGCAATTGTATATCGATGTTCTAATTGATTCACCTCTTTTTTTGGTACAATATGAATATCAATATCATCACTTGGTTTGAATTTAATAATACCTTGTCTCTCTTGAATATGTTTTTTTGACATAAATAATTGACCAACTTTGCCACCTTTCAATAGAATTTGATAATCCGGATTACGACTCATTTTCGCTCCCAAAATACCAATAAAATAAAACAGAATACACAACAATTTTTGTCTTTCTTGATAAGCGATTTCTGGTTCGGAATATATCTCTCTGTCCTTAATTTCATAAGCAGGAATAAGGGTTTTTATGATTCCACAGAGTTGTGAATTATTTTCGTTTAAGTATGTTTTTAGTTTTCCTAATTCATCTGTTTCCTGATTAAACATAGGTGCCCAAAACAGGTGAAAATCTTCTTGTTCATAATCGAGTTGGACGCGTTGGTTAGGTATCCACGGAATATATTCATTGTCAACAACTGGAACAATGGGTTCTGGTTCAACAACAGGAATAATAGGTTCTGGGTCTGGTTCGACAATAGGAATAATCGGTGGAATAATGGGTTCAGGGACAGGAGGGGGAACTTCATCTTTTTTCTTGGGAGATAATTTTTTCGTTTTTTTCGTTGTCGTTTTTGGTTTTGGTTTTTCAATTATTTTTGGTTTTGTTTCCAATTCTTCGATAAATGCGTCATTCTTAACTTCTGAACATAATCGGTTTGCGTCAAGCATGGAACGTATTCCGGTTTTCTTTGACATTGCTTTATGAATTGCGTTATCTGTCTCTCGAAAGTGTATTAATAATTCATCAATAGAATTAAATTTAGGTCGTGTCTGAATCCGAGAGGTTCCGATACAAAATGTGGAAGCATTTGTCGGACATAAACAACACTCAATCAGATGTTGTTCATTTAAATGTTTTTCAAATCTGGATGCTATATTCTTGTCATTTATAACAATATTTATTTTACAAATTGGACAGACAACCCGCGAATATCCAAGAGTAGGGTCATACATAATATCAATCGTATGAGTACAAGTTGGATTTCCTCCGACTGTTTTACATCGTCTGCGTTTGCTCCGATTTTTAGTTTTACGCATTTTGTATACTATATGAAAACATTATACAAAATATAGTAGCAATACCGTCATCAAATATATCGGATATTTATAATCCCTTAGGTCTTGTATTTGTGGAAAATCTGGTTCTATCCTGATTATTTGCTTGTGTCTGAATATATTGTGGGACAGTAGTAGTATAAGTTTGTTTATCAAATACACGTCCATATTTTTGTTCAGCAGGTCGAGAGACAATATAAGTATTATATAAATCACTGTCTAAACTAGGAATATATCCTTGTACGTCGAGAGACATCAGTTTGTCAACTCGGTTTTGTAAAGCAGTTTCAACATCAATGTTATTCATATATGTGCGCCAAGGACCATTACGTGTTGCAGGATTAAAATTCATTTGAACATTATGATCAATATAAGGTTGAACATTTACAGTAGGTGCGGGATTGCTATTAAAAGCATCGATTGGCATTACATAAGCAGGTTTTTTGTTGCTATCAGATTGTTTCACACTTGCTAAACGAGTTGAAACACTAGTATTATATTTTGTAGAAACGGGACGACTGCTAAATGCTGGTTGGAGAGGTAAATCAGGAAATTGTCTGGATTGGATACGAGTATTCAGTTCATCAACACGGTCGAATTGACCGACAATAGTATCTCTTACTAATCCATAAATTGGTTGATTGGAATTTGAATAATCACAAGGCATAGTTATAGTTGTAGGAGAGATTTCATTTGTATTGGAACATATCTATTCTTTTTTCCTTTTTTCCTTTTTTCCTTTTTTCCTTTTGTTTTGTTTTTATTGGTTATTGTTTTCTCTCTTTTCTCTCATTATTTTTTGTGGACAAGCTCTTTTACAGAAGGATCGGATGCTAACAACTGTTTTAATTTATCGGTGTCCAATGCTTTTTTAGGGTCCAAATTCAAATCAATACCGAGAGAAGGAGGTGTTAGATTCTTAGGGTCTAACACGTCTCCACCTTGTACTTCTAAACCTTCCCAATAACTTTGAACATTCATATCTCCCATAAGTAAAGAGAGAAAGATAACCGATAATAATAATAAAATAGAAACAAGTTTACGACCTGAAAAAAATGGCATTTTCATATACAAAATGTATCAGATAAAAATTGAGAGGCAAACTGGTTTTTCATAAATATAAAAGAAAGAAGCAACACAATACTATGGAAATATTATCATCTGTCCAATCACAGAAACAATTTGAATATGTGTTCAGGACATATAATCCCCGTTTATACTATTCATTAATTCAAACATTACAAAAACAGTTTCATATGAAAAATGAACAAGAAACAAAACTATTTCATATTATGAAGAAACGAATGACAACAATGGCAAAATCCGGTGTAAAAGATATGGAAATCTATACATATATTCACGAATTCTTAAATCAATATATTTATCCTTTAAGACCTCACGGAAAACCAGATCATCATAATTATGGACGTTCTATAAGTCGTGTTGGAGAAATTCGTGATTTAATCGCAGAAACCGATATGCCATTTGTATCCAAGAAAGTGACCTATTTGGATTTCGGATGTAATACAGGTGCTATAACAACAGAAATATGTCGTCAATTATTTGTGGGACAGGAATGTTATGGAGCAGATATATTACCGGTCGAAACAAATGAAGGCAATCATTTATATAAATATATCCAGATTGATGAGAAAAGTGCAACGATTCCATTACCTGATAGTAGTGTAGATATCATAACAAGTTTAATGGTATTACATCATGTGGATAATCCAGAAAAATACATACGAGAATTATCGCGTGTATTAAAACCAGGTGGCATTTTCATATTAAAAGAACATAATATCGATGGAGAAAATGATACAGATGGACAGGTGTTTTTAGATTTGCTACATGGATTATATACAGTGTCGTGGGCATTATATGGACAACAAGAAAATCCGGAACATTGTATAAATTATTCGGCGAATTATAAGAAAAAAGAACAATGGACAAATATGTTAAAAGAAATTGGAAATATTGAGAGATTATCTACAGCAATAACTGATCGTCAATATTATGCGGCAGATATTAAAAGAACTTATGAATCGGGAAAATTCATAAGAAATATAATTAATTCTTATTGGTATATTGGACAGAAATTATAAAGAGACAGGAAATTATTATGAATCCTAAGTACTATTTGCGCCTTTCGCTATAAAAATAGCACCGATAACAAGTGTTGCTAATGTTAATGTAGCAATCATATTCATATTATTCTCTTCAATCATATAAGTATTTAAATCATCCATAATTGCCTTTTCTTTTGAAGTGTCTCTCGATAGATTATATAAACTAACGCCACCATTTGCGTCAGCACCTGAATATAAATTATTACTAAAATCGTATTTGTCAACTGGACTATTTTTCATTATCCACCAATTTGTGCTTAAATCAGTCATAACAGTGCGTATTTCTTGTGATGTTTTATTGATTTTATTTTGTGTTTTAACATAATTATCGAGTTTTGATTTATTCCGGTCGATTTTTTGAATAGCATTATCAACAACACTATCAAAACCTTCATGAACATTATTTCCACCTCGGTATAAAGAAAATCCTTGTATTCCAGTTGTATTCATATCTGTAGTATTATTATTAGCACCGACTTTTATTGAAGACTCTTTCCCATTAAAACGTGTTTGAGCAGATTGTATAATTTGATTTAAATCATAGTCACCAATATTACCGGCTTTTGTATCCGCATTTAAAGGCTGGTCTTGTAGTTTATAGTCATTTTTCTTCGCATATCCATTTGAGTCATAAACAAGTTTTTCAAAATTAGGGTCACCTACTACATTAATACGTTTTCCACGAATAGTAAGAGATGATGTTTTATAAGCAGGATTCGACCCAGCAACTTCTAATAGAACACCATTGGATAAAACACATTTATCTTTACTATCCTGAATTCCAGTAACTCTGAAAAAATATTCACAGTTGGGGTCATTATTACATTGAGTTTGACAGTCATTTGAATTCGTACGGTCTGTGACTTTATACGATTTTCCAAGCGAAGGAAATAGATTAGGAACCGGTTGCGCATATGTATTTGATAATTTTTGTAAATCTATAGGAATTTCTCTGATAGATTTATCATAATCATTCGCATAAAATAGTTTATTTGAACGATTATCCAATTGATACTGATAGACATTATAATTTCCAGGAACTTTTGTATATTGAACACCATCTTTCGTAGTATTTGTAGTATTAATTCCAGCATCTAAAATAAGAGAACCACTCGCATCAAAATATAATTTCAATTGCGACATTGGAGAATACATAACCTGTTGATTTGTCATTTTCACGAATATTTTATTAGACGCCTGAGTATAAATACCCTGAATTACATTAGGATTTGTTCTTCTGTCATTTATCCAATCTGTAACTGATGCTAATTTATAACTGTTTGCTCCATTAACAAATAGTGAAGGATCCATGTAAGATAATTCCATTCTTCCAGTATTCACTCTTATCATGTCTGTAATGTTATTTCGATTTAATGTTGTATTTGAACTTGGGTCATTCAATGACAACGCATAATGAATTCTTGGTTTATTTGTCGATGTGATTAATGTTTTTAATCGAACCCCATTTTTATCATAAATAATTAAATCACCACTACCACTGGCATCAACCATTAAATAATTACCAGAATCACCCCCCGCATTTATTTTAAACAATTGAACAATAGTTGTTGCTACATTATTCTTACTATTATAATCATTACCACCATACTCTTCAAAATCAGATAATTTACCATTAAATCCATAACATTTATATAAGCCTTTTTTAGTATCTTCTGGTGTATTTTCAACAAGAGCAAAATAAGCGGATGAACTTCCATATTCTGTATTCATCCAATCAATCGGACAAGGTACAGAACTTCCCATTTTTATGATACGAATTGGTAGAGATATTCCAACAGTACTACTATATATAATTCGAAATGGAACATATGTATTTGGTGTAAAAATAGTTTTAGTTTGATTATTTGTTGGAGTCATAAATGCGTTTTCAGTTTTATACATAGATATCGCATTTTCCCCAATCCATCCATATGGATTTGATATACCATTCAGTGGTTTGTAATCAAATATATAAGCACCGGCACTGTCTACTTTAAAAAAACCTTGTATTACAACAGTTATAGGTGTATTTGAAGTGTTGATAGTAGTTGTTGGCAATCCAGTGTTTGGATCAATTTGCGTGTTCGATGAAGAACGTTCTTGTAGTCCTTTCAATTTATTCATATTTCCTTCATATTCACCATCGTAATAAGTTAAATGATAAGTATTTGGAGTTGTATCTGGTTTTACTATATTCATATTTTTGGTTTTTTGATTAACCGCGGAAAACATACACGATTCGGCAGTATGTAATCCACCAATTTGTGTCATTAAATCTTCGCGATTATTAAATGAATAAGTTCCAAGTTGTTTTATATCTGTAGGCATATAAGGATACATAGTTGCTGAATATCCTGTTAAATTATTGGAATCATTTGTTAATGTATATATGTTCTTTTGAAAATTAGCAAAATCTGTGAGAGACATAGAATTGATTTTATCTTGCATAGTATTTCCCTTTAGGTTTCCAACTTTTTCGAATAAATCATTTCTTATTTTTTGTAAATCTCCAAAACTATTACTCATTATTATTGGGGTCGATTATTTATTTTGTCTCTCTCACACATCTTGGAAAATTGAATATTGTTTTATTATACATTCTTCAATAATAAAAATAACTGGATATACAATCTAAACAAACCTAAATCATCATCTATCCAACAATGTCAGAACCAATTCGAATTATTCCAAAAGTTGCGTCTAAAATCCAAAAAGAGAAACATATTGATTCAAATATGAACACTTTGGAATTACCGAATCAAATTATTGCGCCAATTATCGAAAGATATGATAATTCCGCTTGTCCTCTTGGTCATTATTTAGTACGTTTGCCTGTTGCCGATGCCGTTGCACTCGGTGCGGTAAATTGGCGTTTTAATCGTCCACCGGATTTAACTCGTGTGCCTGAAATTGCCCAATATTATTACTCAACACGCTCTCCAATGGATACAATGTTTTATATGAATTTTAATCAGCAAACTGGAAAGGTCGAAGTGATTGATGGAATCCATCGATATAGTGCTCTCTGTTATTTAATCGAACAAAACCGAAGACCGAGAGATTTATTAGATAGTTCCGGAAATTATGGACACGATTCGAATGCGGAATGGTTATATAATGGTTCGAGATTCGTGTTAATTAGTATTACTATAAATGCTCCGGACAGATATCTTATTGATTTGTTTCAGACATTGAATAAATCGGTAGTTGTTCCGGATTTGTATATGGGTGCGGATAATGATCGTAGAGGTATTATTGAAGATGTCGCAAATAATTGGATGATTCGTTTTCCTTCGATGTTTAGTACGAGTTCTAGATATCAACGTCCAAATATGAATCGCGATGATTTTATTGGAATCTTGGATACGGTTTATGACAGGATTGGACTAACTGGAGATAATAATCCGAAAAACACATTATTATCATTATTAGAAGATGCGAATGAAAATGTAAAAAAATATCCATTTCGACATAAACAAGTTATGCGCGATTGTTCTGCGTCGATGAATATGAAATGCTCAAAATCTGGATGTTATTTGTTTTTGTATAAGAGAGATGAATTGATAACATTAATGACAACGTATTATGAACAACCACATACATTCCGCTAGGGGAACCTAAAAATTTCACCGCGCCTTTCGGATAGCACCAGCTTTTCCGAGTTCTGCCGTGAAAACAGGCAGAACTCTTATCGGTGCTATCCTGATTGGTGC